ATGCTCTTCATTCCATTGGAGTATCTTTACCAAGTCCTTGACGTTCTCAAGGGCAAGTTCTGACGCATACTTGATACCTTTCTCTTTGAATGTTTTCTTTATCATAGAGCGGTTGGTTGTGATGCGTTGCTTTTTTGGTCCGCTGTTGAGTGTTTCGTTGATACAAGCGTAGCCGTAGTTCATTTTATATCCTAAAGGTTGTTTGTGATTTGTTTTGCGATTTCTTTTGCAATAGAAGTTCTGGCTTCTTTGGAATAAAGGTTTATCTGTGCGTCCTTATACTTTTCTAATGTTTTTTCAATTATTGTTTCTAGTTGTGTCACTGCTTTTCTACCCATACTCTTAGTAATACTCTGTCCCCGACTTGACCTTCTCTGCCGTGGAGACACTCGTTGTTGTCAAAAATGATACTTTGCCCTTGTCCCAAGAGGATTTGGTATTTGTCCTCTCCGTGAAGAATGGTAGTGTAAACATCTCCTCCATCACGAATACAATAAAGCCCAACATAATCAATGCTGTGTTCCTCTGCTATGGCTGTTGAGTAGTCCCCGTCTCTGTGCAGAGGAAGTGGAATGTCTCGTCTTGAGCCTCTACCTTCTTCATCAAAGGCACCAACAAGCGAGCATTCAATAGGTTTGCCAAGATTCAACATCTCCAGTAAGAATTCATCTGCTGTAGTTTGTCGGTTATATACAATAGGGTCTCTCACTTATCCTCCAGTTTTGTTATCATTCTTTCTATGTACCACTTTGCTTTCTTCAAGTCTTCGACAGGGTTGTCCTTGTGTTTGTATCTTGATACATATTTTACCACATTTCCAGCACAAAAGTCAAGACCATCGAACCAATCTTCGATGGCGTCAATAACTTCTATGTGTCCTTGATTATAGTGGTCGGGGTGATCCACTCTTTCTTTCTTGCTCATCCTTATATAATAGCAGGTTTAGGTAGGGTTGTCAACAATTAAAACCACTCTTTTTTCCAGACACAGTGCTTTGTGTCCTCCCAAGGCGCAAACTGCTTGCACTCTTCCAAAGTGTAAATCTTTAGCAACTCACCACCAAAAGTTGAGACCTCTGGTTCAAGTGCCTTCTCATACTGAAAGTGCCACCACTCTGCTCCGAGATAGCTTCCACCATTTTTGAAATATCTACGACTTTTAATTGGTTGAAACCCATGCTTCTTTGCAAGTTCCGTAAAAGAAAAGAACCTTCCCTCGACTTGAACTTTGGTATTTTTATAAGTATACCCCATCAAGGTCCGTATGTCAACATCTTTGTTCTCTGTTCTGCAAAAAACTTCCCAGCCTCTTTCGCCCACTTCTTCTATAACAAGCATCTCTTTCTTTGGGTTGTTCATTCCAGAGTCAAGAGCCATGTCGAACGCTAATCCTGTGTAGTGAAGAGATTTAGAAGAACGACTAGCCATCTTCTTGCTATCTGAAAGTGGTCTCTTTGCTCCTGCACTAGTGATTACGCCTCCTAGTGATAAGACTTCTGCTCGAAGAGCATTGTATGCCTCTGCTGCGTCCTCTCTGAGTCGAAAGTAAGAGTATCCTTGGCTCCCTTGAACTTGGTCTGCCTCCACCTTTACCCATTTGAGTTTTAGAGAACAATCTTCTGGGTCTGGGTGGTCGCCAATCTGGAATTTTAAGTCCGAATGACCTGATGCATCGAGTGCCTCATTTATTTCACGAAGCGTTCCTTTACCCACAATCCCATCTGGATGAAGCTCTACTGCTTCCTGAAACTTTTCTACTTGCAGTTCAGTTCCCTGACCGAAGATACCATCAGCAGCACCAACATTATACCCTAACGCTTTGAGAGCACGCTGCAACTCCTTGACATCCTCTCCTCTAGAACCATTCTTTATAATCATTTCTTTTCTCCTATATATTTCAACCAAGCAAACCTAGGTCTGTTTTCTAAATAATCTTCTTCTAGTTCTTTGGAATATGCTTCTCTTTCGAAAACATTTTCCCTATAAGCAACTGCCGAATCTTTGTATTTCCACAACCCGTGAAGCCACGATAATCCGTATAAAATCCACTGGAAAACGAAAAGAAGTTCCAGCTGCTGCTGAAAATGGATAGTTTCGTGCCTCTTTGTGACATCAGACATAATACTCCTGCACCACACAAAGACACCAATTGATATGGCGTGTATCCGTATTGGAGCGATATAAGATAACCATACTGGTATCTTGCTATTCTCGATAAAAATAGGTTTCCAGTTTTTCATAACTCTTTCTCCGTTATTATAAGCGTTCCGCAATTATAACTATCTTTATGGTAACAAAACCACTCATACTCATCAACAACATTTTTCACTATTTGTTTCATTTGTTGGGAGTTACCTGTTATTATTTGACAAGGGAGAGTGGCGAAATTAAGGAATCTCCTCACCTTCTCTTCCGCTTGGTGGTGTCGTGTTCCGTGAAGATCGAGGCTTTTCATTTTTTTCTCTCACCCTAAACAGCCAATTGACGGAAACATATCCAAGACTATCATTTATCCTTTCACAAGCAAAAGTTCTTTTGAAAAAGTTTGCATGTTCTGTTCCTGGTTGTAATTGGACTAATGCCTTTCGAGACGCCTTGTTTTTCGATTTCAATCCACTTTCTTTGAAATCTACAATTATCCCAATCCACCCTCTTCCGTATAGAACGTGAGTTACTAAATCACCGATTTCTAGGTCGTCTCCAAGCATTTTCTCTCTCCCTTATAAATAGGGAAATGAGGCTTAGACTACAAGTAATTCTTTAAAATAAACATTGAAATTGCTAGGAACACAGAAGCAAAAACTAAATGCCATTCAACCTTTTTTTCTTTCATGGTGCATTGGTTACTCCAATCTCTGCAAACCAACAGAAAGTTTAAAGAGAGATAGAACATTGGCTAATCTCTTTATATCCTTTACTATTCTTGATTTTGTTAGTTCTGGCTGGCTCATATCACCTGGAGTCGATGGAATGAACTTAATAGCCAAACCAGCTATGTATCTCCCTTCAGCGACCTTTTGGTTTTTGATAGCAACCGTAACGATTGTTACATTTGGAAGGGCACGTAAGTCTGCTAGAATATCGTCAAGACCTCTTGACTTGTCTGCTTCTGCTATGATGTTGTAAGAAATCATGCAGTGAAACTTATAGATACCTCGCTGTCTGCTTCTACCTTTTTCTTCTCCGAGGAGTTGTCTTTCTACTTCTTTGTAAAACATGTTTTCATCAATCTCGTTGTCTAGTCCTTGCTCGTCCTCTGCTGGTAGACCTTGGTCTTCTCCCGAGAACTCATCTTGTAGAAGGTCTATCGCTATCTTTCTGGTCATCATCGCATCCTCTCTTTCTATTGCTAGAGTGTCATTGGCGAACTCCTCAAAGCCCTCAAGTGTAAAACCTGCTGTTTCATTTCCAGCTACGTGCTTGAGTTCCAGAACCACCACGCCGTCTGAGCGTGAGTCTTTGTATAGATTGTAGTCCTCGAACTGATAAAGTCCTGCCTTCTCACTGAGCATCTCCAACTTTCTTTCTAGCTCTCTCCATTTTTGGTAGCCTGCTGTATTTATAGCCTCCTCTGTTATTCCGTGGTGCTCTGGGTCTAGCTCAATTATTGTTCTGGCTCCGTAGAAAACCGAAACATAACCTTCCGTTTGGAATGTGTCTTGGTCTACTTGCCAATAAAGATTTGTGAACTGGGACTTCTCGTTGAACTCATCTTCTATTCTTTCGCACTTCTGTTCTGTCATATCACCTGGGTCGTCTGGTGGGTTGTCGAAAACTACTTCTTGTGCGGCGTCATAAAGAGCATCGTGAAGCTCCTGCGTTAGATCCTCCCAATTTTCTTCGTTGTCGGGAAACATTCCTTCGACGTGCTTCTGGACCACAAAGAAAAGGTCGTCAGGGTTCTGTGATTCATTTGGTGCGTCCCAATACATTTCGAACTCTGGCTCACCTGGTCCCGACCACTGCATCGAGATGATGTGTTCTGGGTCATCCTCTGGAATGCCAAAGAAGCGAACAATAACGAAAGCCTTGCCTTCTTCTTTTGTGTATTGGTCGAAGTAGTTTCTCTTCGACTTTGTTGAGATACACCACGTTGTTAGTCTTGGGTTGTGCCCGAAATAACAACTGGCTTGTGTTGTAAGTGGTCTAACAGCCATAATGCCATTTACGTTATAAACAAGTTCAGAGTTCTTTTCTGCTTCTGATTTATCACGAAGTTTCTTTTGCTTTGCTGTCTCTGACTCTGGTAGATTATCTAGTGTTCTGCGCAAGGAACGGAGAGTATATTTGTTTATGTCTCTTTGTTCCAGTCTATTCTGGTTGGTCTGGAACTCCCTTATTGCTGTCATGATTTGTTCTAGGTGTCCCGTCATGTATCTAAATTCACGATTGGGTCTATCCGTATATCCTGTCGTTCCGTCTTCTTTCGTATAAGGAACATAGTTGTTCTGGTAGACAGGCTCCATTTCTCTGGCGGCGAACACAATATATTTGCCAACTCCCTTGTCGCCCAACATAGTGCGAAGCTGGTCTGCGATTAGGTCTACTGTTCCAAAGTGAGCCGTTATTGGTGCTATCTTCTTTGCGTCATCCTTTTTACCTTCTGCGAGTAGCTTATACTCACGAAAGATTTGCTCTCCAAGGAGTTGACCTTTTGATTTTGTTGGCTTGTTGACGTAGTTACGCCATGTGTTGTTGAAGTTCATAGTAAGATAATAACCTTTTTACTATAAATAGTCAAGAAAGAAAAGAAAGGGGGAGCTTTCGCTCCCCTGAAATCATTTGATTTCGATAGACAAAGGTTTGACCTCTGGCCGTTGCGGAACTCTAACTGAAAGTAAACCATTTTCAAATGACGCCTTCGCTTGTGTTAGGTCAAGGTTGTCGTCATAATTCACATAGGTTCTCGTAAAGTTCCTACGAGCAATCCTTTGTCTTTTTTCATTATCCTCATCAACTTGTCCTGTGATGGTGATAGAACGCTTATCAGGCTGTATGTCTATGGATAGTTCTTTCTTCTTGAACCCCGCTAGAGCAAACTCCAACACGGTAGAGCCATCGTCGTCTCGATAAATGTCGGCAACGGGATAACCCTGTGTGGATGCCTTCAAATGGGTGGGGAAGTCTGTGAAGAAGTTGTTGAAAACCTCATCAATAACTTTGTGACCTAATAAACCTGGTCTGTATGTAGTAATTGCATTCATTTTATTGTCCTCCTTATTAAGCAAGTTACTCTATTCGCCAAGTCCCTGTCGGCAACTTGGCTACATAGATAATGTAAGCACGATGTTTTGGATGTCAATAAAAAAGTTGAATTAAAATTATAAGAACTGCGAGACTAAGACAAATCATAGTCTTTGGTGTGAACATTGTTTCCCCGAGAAGAAACCAAGTGAGGATAGGAAAAACGATAAGACCAGCAGAGGATCCAATAAACCTAGCCGTCCAAGCAGAGCCAGTTTCGTCTACTATCATCCTCCAAGAATACCAGAAAGCCATAGAACAAGGAACACCCAAGACTAGCGCAGTCAGCCAAGGTTTACCAGCCCACCATTCCGATAGGAGTTGGGAGTTTAGTTGGAACCAGCCTATGACCTGCCCCAAGAATACCAGTGCGATGCCGATATATAAATTCATCAATGTCTCCAAAGTCCCGAGTTGGCTATTGGTGTTCTTGTTGATAGTTCCGCTGTCTTCGAAAGGTCAAGCAACAAGCTGAACTCTGCTGCTGGTAAAAATAGCCTCTCTACTTCATTTTCTTCTGCTTGTTCCAAGTAATCGTCAAGCATTAGCTCTGCCGTTGCAGATGCGGAACGAAATTCTAACAAAGCTGTTAGTTCAGCCTGAGATAACGACAAGTTTTTAGCATAAACATCTTCTAATAGAGCATCCAATCTTATTTTTATTGGGAAAAGAGCTGAATATATTACTTTTAGTACACTAACTTTTACTGGGATGGGTTCGTTATTCATAAATACTCCAACAAGTCCGTGTATCCACCTACTTTCTTAGTATAACCTGTTTCCAAGTTATTAGCAAGCACAATCGGTACTGTTGGATGATTATGAAACTGCTTATATTCTTCTAGCATCTCTTCTTTTCCAGCGTAGTCAAGAAAGATGCTTTCTCTTTCTTTTGCGGTACAATAATCTACTGCTCTAACACAAAAAGGACAAGTTGAGCGTCCTATAATAATAAACTTTTCAGTCATTTAGTATCCTCTTGCCTGTTGAAGCTCCGATAGAGCCATAAATTTGCTCTGCTGAACCATAGGCAATAATCTCTTCTGTTCTCCCGCCCTCATTTAGCTTGACAAGTGAGAAACTTTCTTTTGCAAATCTGGAATTTTCTTGAAGCAAAAAATTTTGTGCTCCGTGATAATCAGAGATTGAAACTATGCTATTGGAATTAACATACATTCTCTGTAAAGATACATTCCTGTTGTATCCATCGTTCTCAATTAGTAATCTTTTTATTTCTACTAACATTTATGCTCCTAAGTTTTTTAATATAAAAGCCCCGATAAGACCTATAAGGGTGGTGAAGAGTGTCCAGATCATCCTAGAAGAAGTGCGCTTCCAAGTTTCAAGCTCTCTTATTCTAGCATAGAGCCCTTGATCTGGATTATAAACTGCTTCTTTGATTTTTGCTATGTCCTCCGACATTTGCTCTTGCTTACTGCTCATAACGTCAATGCCGTTGGCTACTCTATCAAGTTTTGATTGTAGCTCTAATAGATAATCTTGTGGTTCTACCATTACGGGTGCCCTCCGTAATAATAATTAGTCTCTACTGGTGGACAATGCTGTGGTTTGTGAGAAGAAGTGTTCCAGCTACTGATACAGCGTTCTTAAGAGCACATCTAGTGACCTTTGCTGGGTCAAGAACACCTGTTGCTTTAAGGTCTTCCTTTTCTCCGTTAGCAAAGTTGATACCTTCAAAGCCTTCGGTGTCCTCAACCTTTAGACGAACAACATCTGGGGATAAACCTGCGTTGGTAGCCATTGTTCTGAATGGCGCTTCCAGTGCTCTCTTGAAGATGGAAAATGCTGCTGCTTGTTCCTCAGTTGCAAAGTTTGGAGTGATGGTATTGGATACACGAAGCAGGGTCATCCCACCTCCAGGTACGATTCCTTCTTGTTGTGCTGACCTGACTGCTTCCAAAGCATCCTCAATGCGATGCTTCTTCTCAATCATCTCTACTTCAGATGAAGCGCCAACACGGATAATAGCAACACCAGAAGAGAGGCGAGTAACACGCTCTTGGAGTCGCCCTGCCTCATGGATGTCTTCAGTTTGTTGTATATCGACCTTGATACGCTCAATGGTCTCATCAACTTTTTCATAGTCTCCTTCACCATCAACAACCGTAGTGGTGTTTTTGGTGATCTCCACACTTGCCGCCTTTCCAAAGTCAGTTAGAGACACTTCGGTTAATTTGTGCCCCAAAGACTGTTGAAAGAATTTAGCCCCTGTTGAGACTGCGAGGTCACTCATGATTGCTCTTCTCTCTTCTCCATAGCGAGGAGCTTTGACGGCTGCAACTTTCATTGAGCCCCGCATAGTATTCATAATTAGTGCAGCCAAAGCCTGACCTTCCACTTCTTCTGCAACAATTACGAATGGTCTGCCCTCACGTGCTGCTATCTCCAATGCAGGTAAAATTTGATTTACTTGATCCACCTTGGTATCAGTAATAAAGAACATTGGGTTCTCATATCGGCACACACCACGTCTTTCATCCGTAACAAACGCAGTGGCGGCATACCCACTATCAAAGCGAAAACCTTCTACCAAATCAAGGCTTGTCTCCAAAGAACGTGCTTCCTCAATAGTGATAGAACCATTCTTTCCTACTTTGTCTACTGCTGTTGCCACAAGCGTTCCAATAGTTTCGTCATTGTTCGCTGAAATGGTTGCAATGTGCTTTACATCTTCTGCTGAAGAAATAGGTTGTGCAATCTCCTCAATAACCTGAATAGCTTCTGTTAGGCATTGCTCTAAGCCACGCTTGATTTCGATTGGAGAAGTTCCCGAGGCGATGTGCTTGTTTGCTTGGACAAGAATCTCTCTTGCTAGAACAGTAGAAGTTGTAGTTCCATCTCCTGCTTCTGCGTTAGTCATTGCTGATACTTGCTTTACTACTTCTGCTCCCGCATTCATGTGTGGGTCTTCAAAGCTGACGTTCTGTGCTACAGTGACGCCATCCTTAGTTACAAATGGGCGCCTATCCTTTTGATGGATAAGAACATTCTGTCCTTTGGGTCCGAGTGTTGTTGCTACGTAATCCGCAAGAGTGTTTACGCCGTCAAGAACCTTGTTGCGGAGTTCGGTTCCGTGGCTTAGTTGTGTGGTCATTATGCCTCGCTTTCATTGATAGTTATATAATAACACACTTTTTAGGTTTGTCAAGGGGTTTTATTCAGCAGCTTCACTTTGTTCTACGGCTGAGATTGCTTCGTCTGTTGCTTCTTTGAGTGAAGCAAGGTCTTGTGTTGCTGCAAGAGCATATTCTTTTCTAGCATCACCGTCTTGCGTACCTAGGAAATACTTCGAAACATTATCGTTAAATCTGCCAAGAAAGGTATATACTGGTGTAATCGTTTTTCTCATTATATCTCCATAAAGTAGCCACGTTTTCTTTAGTTGTTCATCTCCCAATAAAACATATGCTATTTCTCTTTCATTCGCAATGTTCTTTGCTTGTTGTGGAGTAAATTCGAATTGCTCTTTCTTGATATAGCCACGTGTTTGGCGAAGAGCATCTATTATTTGTTGCTTATCTCCCGTTTTTATCGCCTCTTGAACGGCATTGAATTGAGTAGCAGAGCCAAAAAGCCTTGTTGCTTTGACACTCTTTGTATAGTCCTCCTCTGAGTAACCTATGATAGCAGGTGGTAAATCTTCCGCTGTATCTATAATAGACATCAATCTATCTTTGTCTGTTCTTAACGAAAAGTTTGCTTTTTTATCTACTTTTTGTGAAAAATTCACTTGAAACGCTCTATCGCCCAAGTCCTGTAGTTGTGCAATAAGTTCTTCTTTGTTTTTCACTTTCATTGTTTTCTTTGCGAACTTCTTGAACGGGTCATAAAAAACCTGAATGTAGTTCTCCAGAGTAATCTCAAACTCACTAAAAAGAAGACTATCTGAAGCACCTGAACCAGAGCGACGGGCATCCAGATATACAACATGGTCTCTACCTCCAGCAAAGTGCTCTACCATGTTTCTCCACGATCCTTTTACAGCTGTTGTTGGATTGAGAAGCTTAAGGGAGTATTCTTTATCCCCCAACTGAACGTCCGTAATAGGCTTACCTGTTGCATCGTCTTCATCTCCGACATCAGTAATTTGCACTGAGCCTTTCCCGAATAGCCCTGCCAAAAACCCTTCAAAGATAAAGCCGCCGGCGGCTTCAGTAAATTGCGCCAAAATAGTGCTCAACACTTCCAAGACCACCATGGTAGAAAGTATGTCGCCAACTGAGGCAAGCTGAACTTTGCCCGTTGCAACATTGTTGATATGGTTCAGCTTTTCTTCAAGAGTGCTACCTGGAATACTATTTGTGAAACTCTCTATAATCTGTCTGTCTCTGGACTCTGGGACTCCCCAATCTTCTGAAATTCTAAGCTTCGGCAAACCCAGACGAATTTCTTCTGAAGACGGCTCATCCTGTTCGTTTATTTCTACATTTTCTAATAATCTGGAGCTGGCCCTGCTATAATCAATTCCTGAGAAAATCTCGAACAAGGTATTTTGAAAGAAGTTGTCCGAAAGTATAGAGCGTTGTTGTTCTGTTAGCTTGTTTTCTTGCTCTTTCCAAACTTCTTCGAAAAGTGTAAATAGATCGTTTTTGGTTGTAATAGTATTTGACATGATAAAACTCCTCCCAATAATTAGATAATTTCGTCCGCAATACCCATTTTTATTGCTTCTTCGGCGGAGATGTAAATGTCCTTCTGGGTCTTTAGGAGCTTCTTTATCTTGTTTGGTGTGAGCTTAGTGTAAGAAGCAAGTGTTTCAATGTATCTTTCTTGAACCCACTTGATTTCTTCTAGTTCGTTCTCCATTGAGAAGATGGTGCCATGTGAACCAGCCATCACGTTGTGAAGCATGATGCGGCAGTTGCGACCAACCTTACGCTTTCCTTTGGTTCCCGCAGCGAGAATAGGCACACCAGCGGACATAACCTTGCCGATACCAAATGTTTCAATGTCGCAGGTTCGTTCTTTTACCATATCCATTACGTCAAGCATAGAAAACATGTCTGATGCTGTGCCACCATGTGTTGAAACCATCATTGCGATAGAACGAGCCATAATGATACGCTCCCCATCTGGGTCATCTGGGTCTGCTGGAGCAACAGCATGTGATGTACTCTCCAAGTAAAGCAGTGCTGCAACAACATCTGCTCCCTTTTGCTCTGAAATGTCACCATAAAGGTTTATGGTTCTTAGTTCTGGCTCTGGTGGGAGTGAAGGCTGCTGAATGTTATTTACAATAACGATTTGCTTGTCGTCTTGTTCGTGAGCCTCCATTGAAATCCCTTCTAGAAGGTCAATCTTTTCTTTTTTATCTTTCTTTTTCTTCTTCGCAATTTGCGGGAATGTTGAAACTCTTGTAATCATAGTACCTCTCTCATTTCTAATTGTTTTATAATAGTATCAGATTTTATAAAGTCAGTCAAGTCATTTTCTGTGGTAAAGACTCTTTCAAATACATAGATGTCTTCCATAGTTTTTGGGACATAACCATAAGAAACACATTGCCATCCTGGTAAGATTCTTTGTATTTCTGTTTGTCCTATTTTGGTTTTAATTTGTAGCTTTACTACATTTTCTTGTGTCCAGTAATCAGCTTTTATCCTTTCCATCCATAAGCCCTCGCATTTTTTCAATGAAGGTTCGTGCTTCGGTCCAAGTGCTGTACTTTATGTATTTCCTTCCTTCCTCTGGTATTGCCCGAATAAGGACAAGGAGGTAAAGGTTCATAAACAACTCGACCTTCTCACTCTCCTTCTGTAAATACTCTTGGTTTTCGGGTTCTTCTGGGTTTTTTATTTGTCCTGTTATAAATTCAAGTGTCCCGAGATGAACGGAATGCACTGAATCCAGCATTTGAAGCACAACAGCGGACAAATAAATGTAAAACTTTCTTTGCTTATTCTTTTGGTCAAAATAAAAAATAGCTTGTGAGAGAATAACCCCCGCAAAGAACATTATGGTGGAGTAGATTTGTATTTCATTCATGCTATTATTATAGCACCTTTCTTTGTCGTAGTCAACAAAATAAAAAGCCCCAGTGACCCGAAAGGGTATGGAGCTTTTGTAAGTGATAACGTATTATTTTATCTTACTTTCTGTTCTTGAGCTTCTCAGCAACAAGTCTTTTGGTAACTCTTTTGAGCACTTCGTTTACGAGAGCGTCTTGGTCGAGTTCCTCTTCCATCATCTCTTCGTCTTCTGGGGCTTCTTCTTCTGCACCAAGATCCATGTCCATCTCTGGCTCTTCAGCTGGTGCCTCTTCTGCTCCGCCCATAGCTGCTGCAAGTCTTTCGCCAAGAGAGATAAGAAGCTTTGCTTCTTCTTCGGTAAGACTCATGTCAGCGGCGCCCATTTCTGGCTCTGCGTCCATATCCATCTCTGGCTCAGCATCCATGTCTCCCATGTCGTCTTCTGCGCCAAGCTCAGCGTCCATTTCCATCTCTTCTTCTTCTGCTTCTTCGATGGTCTCTTCCTCTTCTACTACTGCCTCTTCCATCTTATCTTCTTCGTCTGCCTTTGCAGGGGGTTTACTACCATAACCCATTTCGTTGACGAAGTTGTCGCTGAAAGCGTCTGTGTTCGCCAACTTCATGAAGCGACGGATTGTGTTTTCTGCTAATAGTTTGTTATCACTCATTTTATAATTCTCCTTTTGAAAGTAGTGATTAGTGTAATAATACAGTTATAAATAGTTATTTTTATTCTGAAAGGTCAAAATTTATTCGCTTGCAAAGCTTCTTCATTGCTTCCTTTTCAATCTGTGAAACTCTAACTAGTGAAATCTTCATTCTTTTGGCGACTTCTTCTAGTGTCATCTTTCCATTATGGTAAATAGATACAAGCGAACAATTTTGGTCTCCATCGTAATCTATCCACATTCTGCAACTGCTTTTAGCGCAGCTTTTCTTGTCCCTCATACACTCTTTCGAGCAACTTGGTAGTTCATCATCAATCATAGTCTTTTAAATCCATTTCAATTAAATCAAATATATTTTCTTTGTCAGAGTCTGTAATCCCGAGTTGTTCCATAATGCTATGACCCTCCTCTGCATCCTTGTAGGCTCTGTTTAGTTTTCTTTTGCCCATTGCTTTGGCATTTTCTTTTACTTTATAAATAACCTTTAGCATATCAGGGTCATTCTCAAGATAGAGTTTGGCTATCCCAGCGAACCAACTAACTTGCGTAAGGTTATCGTTTCTTATCTTAAGCTTTATGTCAACTGATGTCTTTTCGTATGCTGAAAAGGTTATAGTAACAACTTTTTGTGGCTCATGTTCTTTCATCTTGTTAGAATGTGCGTAAAGCTTTCTTTCATTCCCGCTTGGGTTTGTTGAACCATCTGTGCTTTAGTTCTGAACTCTTTTACTGTTCTAGCTCCAGAATAAGATAATCCAGACCTAATGTTTTGTGACAACATAGAGAGCACTCTCTCAACTGAGCCCTTATAAGGAATGGTAGTGGAGACACCCTCTAGTGAATTAGCAGTTCCCTTCCAGTCGATCTGCGCTTCTGCGGAAGCCATACCACGATAAACCTTATATTGCTTTCCATCATTGCTTTGGAATACTTGTCCTGGAGATTCCTTTGTACCCGCCAGCAAGGAACCGAGCATAACAAAGTCTGCTCCTGCGGCAAAGCACTTCACAGCATCTCCCGCTGTCTTGATGCCGCCATCAGCAACTATCAAGCTTTTCCTAGCAACACCCGCAGACAATATAACTGAATGCAAAGTAGGAATACCATGTCCAGTTTGAATACGAGTGCTGCAAATACTACCGCCGCCAACTCCAACCCTGATAACATCTGTCCCCCAATCTTCTAAATCTGAAAACGCTTCTGCTGTTGCTACGTTTCCAGCCATCAATACAATGTTGTCTCCAAACTTATTTTTGATAGACTCAACAGCTTCTTTGACACTAATGTGGTGTCCGTGTGCTACGTCAACACACAATAGGAAAGCACCATTCTCAACCAGTGCTTCTGCCCTTTCCATGAAATCACCAGTCACGCCAATGGCAGCACCTGTTGTTTTTGATTCTGCTTGGCGCAGCATCGCTACTTGTTCTTCAATAGTATTATATCTATGAAGAACTCCAATACCTCCGTGAGCGTCCATAGTCCGAACCATTTCTGGTCCAGTGACTGTATCCATCGGAGAAGAGATGATAGGCAGTTGAAACTGTTTACCACCCATCTCTGAAGTTAGGTCCACTTCCTTTCTTGACTTAATATCTGACATTTGCGGAATAAGCAAAATGTCATCAAATGATAACGTCTTCTGCATCTAAATCCTCACTTTCCTCTTCAGTATAACAGTCCGTGCAGATTAAGTCAATATTGTTTGTATACTTATCAATGTGCCAGTCATCAATCTTTTCCCCCTCTCTGGGTCCTCTATCACATTTAGAACACACAACCTGCTTTTTGAAGTTTGCCATTGAAGTCTTGAAGTCTTTCATAAACTTCTTTCTTGCCACAACAAACTGCTTTCGTTTTAGTTTCTTAGCAAAACTTGCCATTATCTATCTCCTGTTGAGCCGAGCGCTCCTGCTCCTCGGGCTGTTTCACCTCCGTAAAGGTTGTCTTCTTTTGTTTCCCGAAGTCTTGGCTTTTCAATTCTCACAAAGACTCCTTGTGCTACTTTATCTCCCGCTTCAATAAACTGAACTTCTGTGCCGATGTTGTGAAGATTCACAAAGATTTCTCCTGTGTATCCTTCATCCACCACGCAAGCGCCGGCAATAAGACTGCGTTTACTTGCTACGCCTGACTTATTCATAATTTGAAGCATACAACCAGATGGTACTTCCATCTTGATGCCAGTTGGTAACAATACTCCCCTACCTGGCTCGATCCTCATCGCTGTGCCTTCAACAGGACAATAGAAAAAATCCATCCCTGCGTCAGTTCTGTGTGCCCTTTGGGGCAGTTTTGCTTCTGGGTGTGTGCGAAACACCTTTACTACGTTGTCTTCATCTAAAAATGCCATTACTTTCCTCCTTTATGCTAGTAGCTTAAACATTTTTCTCATACTGAAAGTGGAGAAACCCCACTGTTGGTTATAGTTTAGTCTCGCCATGTAAGGGCGATTGATGTGTAGAATGTCTTTCTCTGGGTCTACACCCCAGCAACGAATAACTGTTGTCTCGTTGTTATCATCAATAACCTTGACGACATAAAAAGTCTTTCCGTTCTTAGACTTCTTGACTTTGCATTCCCGAGGAATAAACCAAGTCACACCAAGCTCTGGGTCAAACTCTGAAATGGGCGGAACATAAAGTTCATTGAGCTTTTCACGAACTCTTGGTGTCACCACCGCATTGATTGGAAATACACCAGTTAGACTTACCAGTTTCTCTAACTTCTCCTCTTCTGTCCAGTCTCCCTTTGCTCGATACTCTGGGTTCTCAATGTTCTCAATCAGGTTCTTTTCTTTTCTCGGGCGTTCCTTACAAGCTGCCATCCAAAAGTGATGAAGACCAGTAAATCGATCATCTACCAAGTCATTGAGTGCTTGCGCCTCACAAAGAGCAATAAGAGACTTTTTGTTTAGTTTAGAATAAACAACCTTTTCGTGGAATAAGAACTCCTCAATAGTATTGAAAGGTCTGTGTTTCACGATTTGTTCAATTGCTTTCTCTCCCAGACCCTTGATAGATGTTAGAGGCTGGATAAGAGTTGTTCCATCTTCACTGATTTCCCAGACTGAACCCGATGTATTTACGTTGAGTGCTCGAACATTGTATCCCAACGACTTAGCTGTTGCGATGGCTCGTTCTTTTCTGCTCTCTGGCTCCTTGTCTAAGAAAGCTGCTAGCCACTCAGCCGGGTAATAATTAAGAAGATAGGCACACTGATAAGAGAGTACGCAGTAGGAGACGGCGTGAGATTTATTAAAGCCGTAGCCTGAAAAGTACTCAAATGTTTCCCAAAGTTCTCTAGCTTCATAGTCTTTCATTCCTTTCTCGACACAGCCCCTACGGAACTTGTCGAAGATCTTGTCTTTTTCTACTTGGGCAGCACCTGTGCCCTTCTTAGTAAGTAGTTTTCTAAGCTTGTTACCTTCATCTAGGCTGAGGTCCTTGCCTAGCTTGTGGGCCAGCATAGCGATTTGCTCTTGAAAAATAAGGAAGCCATAAGTTTCTTCCGTTACTTCTCGCACAGTCTTGTTGATGTATTCAATGTCCTGTGGATTCTCCTTTGCTCCCACATACTTCTTATCTACGTTCGCAGATAGTGGACCTGGGCGGTAGATAGAAGTAATAGCAGCCAAGTCAATAATGTTGTCTGGCTTTGCGTTCTTGCAGAATGTTTGTGCACCTGTTTCTGTAAACTGGAAAATACCAGCCCACTTGCCTTGGTGGAACACGTTTTCCCAGACTGCTTTATCATTTAGGTCAATCTTCTCTGGGTGTAAGTTTTTGTCATAAAACTCTTTGATGTCCGCAAATGTAGGGTTAGTCATTCCATGATGTCTGCGAAGGATACGCTCAATAGCACCTTCCAACATTCGCAGGGAAGCAAGACCCAAGATGTCAAACTTGATGAAACCCATAGGCTCTAGGTGGCGAACGTTCTGCCCCTCAGACCAAGGTGTTTGCCGTACTCCTCCTGAGTTAATCAGGGGCATCCACTGATCTAGGTTTTCACCTACAACAACACCACCTGCGTGGCGAGAAGCAGAACGTGTCTGTCCGTAAAGAGTTTCAATGTGAGTCTTGATGTGTGGATACTTTACCAAGAACTTTTGTAGTGTTTCTGAGAACTCCATTAGTTCCTCGAAAGTTGGCGCATAGACACCAGCAGTAATACCATGTTTCTTCTTAGCAAGTGGCGTTGCTTCGTGAACCATCTTGCTTGTTACATTGTTTACTTCCGTGAACTCAATGCCATAGAACTTTGAGATGTCCTTGATAAGAGAACGTAATTGCAAGGTATTCCAGTTTGTAATAGGAACAACAGAGTTATCACCCCAAAGGTCAATAAGGATTTCTTTGAGAACCATAGGGTCTGAAACGTCATAGTCAATGTCTGGGTACCCTGAGCCACCCTTGGTCAAGAATCTCTCAAACTGAAGTCCATACTTGATTGGATCAACTTGAGTAATGTTTAGAACATAAGCAACAAGCGAGCCAGCAGCAGAACCACGACCTGCACCGACGAGTTGCTTATCAACAGCAACGTCAGCAATAGCTTTCATTGTTAGAAAGTATTTCGAAAAGCCACGTTCCTCGATAACGCCAACCTCATACTTGAGGCGATCCACATACTCTTGATTGTCACCGAGGCCAAGGGACCGGAGACCTTCAACGCAGAGGGCTGCCAAGGTTTGCCCAGGAGTCGATCCCTCTGGGACAACAAAGTTGGGGAGCCGTACTTCGCTGTCGGGTAAGAAATCCTCAATCCTCTCGTGCGCAATTTGGTGCGTCCTTGTGATTGAGTTAAGGACCAAGTTGTCATCATACTTTACTCCACATTCTTCTGAATACTTCTTGTATGATTCGAACATCTGGTCTCCGTTCTTTGGGTAAAGTTCGTAACCAATCTCTTCAACTGATACAGGAAGTTCGTCAGATAAATAGTCTGGCTTACCCTTACCTAACCAACCTAATCGCTTGTAAAGTTCTCTGTCTTTCCAAACATCTGCGTTGTAGTAATGCGAGTCTGCTGTTGAGATAAGCTCAATACCGAACTCTTGGTGCATCTGGATAATATATCGGTTGAGTTCGTGTTGTTCTGGCACGTTGTTCCACTGCAACTCACCATACCAGCGGTCTCCAAAAATGGCTTGCATCTTCTGGGTTGTTTCCCGCATTGCTCCGAGAATAGCATCAGGACCGATGTCTCGGTTCTCCCAGTAGTTTCCAGCATAAACACCGCCAAGACAAGCCGAAGCAGCAATAACACCTTCGTTGTGCTTTTTGAGAAGTGCGTAATCAACACGAGGATAACGATAAAAGTTATCGCCAGTATAAGAGCGGGAAACCATCTTGAAAATGTTTTGTAGACCAGTTTGGTTCATTGCCAATAAGATAAGGTGTCGGCGTCTGTTGAGAACTGACTTGATTTGTCGTTTTGAGGCGTTCTCATCTTCCACTGTGGTTCCCGAGTTGTCTGCCTCATAGTCAGACTTCTTCTTGGCTTCTTCTTTGATTGCTTCGTATTCTTCTTTCCACTTCGCAACAGAAGGGATAAAGTAAGCCTCACAGCCAAAGATGGGCTTGAACTCTTTGCCTGCCTTCTTCATCTTCTTGGCGTGGAGAACTTGCCAAGCGAGACCATTCATGTTTCCGTGGTCCGTGAGTGCAAGAGCATCCATGCCGTTCTCATAAGCAAAATCCATGTGCTCTGGTGGATAACCAAGAGCGTCAAATGGAGAGCCTGCCACAGAGTGAGCGTGGAGACCTACGAATGGGATTTCGCTTTGTTTTCTAGAGTTCATTGATTAGACCTTTCATTTCTTCTAGTGTTTCAAGCAGTGTAGACTTCACTGCTTCTCTATCAATTTGGAACATCTCCATTATAAACCTTTTCTGGTCGTTTGTCAAGTTTATAAAGTTGTCGGGTAGACCAGCGTGTTCCTTGATAATAGCTGGCATCATGTCATAGGTTTCTTCAAGCCTCTTCATCTTCTATCATTCTCCTGTGGTAATAAGGTTTCATAAATTGTCTTGTTGGTCTTGGTATTTTCATTCCCGAAGCATAATAAGCTTGGAGTTCTTCCCAAGTGTCTAAACTGTAATATTCGGGTATTTCAACTTTGTTATCTACTGATATTACATCAACATTGAATATTTTGTCAAGCGTAAAGTGACGGCTGGACCATCTTTCTTGGAGCGGTATGTCCCTGCTGCCTCCCGTGCATTGGTTCTTAACGTGGTGCTTGAACTTTGGCCAGTCCTCGGGAAAGAAAGTAAAACCAAGATAAAGTCCATCTCTAACAGTTTTGCCCTCATAAGATAAAAAGAAAGAGTTTGGACCTCTTATTGCGTCTCTGTGGTCCCGAACAATAGAGGTATGATAAAGCCCATAAGGAAACGAAACAAAGTATTTGGTGGGAAGGGTCCATTGAGACATCTTATCTGCCATCTGGAAAGCCATTAGTGCTCCGTGTAAGGCAGACCAGCCAAGGCTATCTCTTCTATCTCTGTCTTTTTGTGATAGCGGGGTATAAAAGATAGGGACCCATTTCTGATGGTATGACTTGTCTTTTACAAAGTCTTTTTCTTCAAAGAATCTAGGAGACATAACATAGTCTCCCAAACGCTTCTTTACAATGGGCGCTATGTCTTCTCCGCAAACAATCCAGATACTATCACAACCAGCATAAGCGCACTCATACACAGAACGCTCAACAGCGAGCATACCTTGTCTAATAGGCTGTAGATAATCGGGCCAAGGAAAGTCAAAAGAGTTGTTCCAGCCTGTAAGTGGAATAATACCTGCTACATTCCTACCCCTTGGTGCTTTCTTCAACTATTTCCTCCATAGAAAGATTTAGCATTTTTACCCATTCCGTATCCGCATAAATGTTGTTGTCTCTGGGATAAGTGAAGCGGTTTACATGCTTTACTTTTGGTTTGCGATACTTGGGGTTGCCGTTTTTATAGTATGTCATAAATGTACCATAAATCCCAACAGAAGTCAAGTGTCTTTCTATAACAAAACGAGCCATTGTATCTGAATAATCAAAGTCATTTATTTGTTCTTGGGTTAGTTCTGACTCCACCACGCAATCTGTTATATAAGCCGCTCCATCTACTCTATCAGAACAATAAAAGTGTACTTCTCTTGCAAAACCTTCTCCTCCTGTTATAGGCTCTATCTCGAACCTGTGTTCTCCCATTGTGGATAATTCAAAGTCGTCGAGAACAAGAAAAGTTTTAGGCTTTGTTTCTATAGCTTCGTTTTCTAATTGGATGCCAGTTGGGTCAAAAACAAAACACTCCTCGAACTCATACTTGTAAGTCATGTTCTGTGCTGAAATCCTCAACTGATTATCTATTAGCCTTATTGTTTCTGTGTCCTCGAATGTTATAAGTTTCGAGAGCAGACCAAGCATAAGATTTAGCTTTGGCCAGGTGTCCGTATTCTCCCGATAAAACATGGGTGGAGCTTCCCTGTTGGGAACAAAGAAACAGTCGTTTATAAGGGCGTAGTAAGCTGCTTCTGGTGTGGAGCCTATAACAACTTTGTTTAGTAGCATAGACCCCTGTCGAAGTCATAACGTGAGCCGTATGAGGCGGGCAAGTATTGTGGCTCCATTGTTATTCTAGCATCTTGACTAGGCAAACAAATCTCGTCCAAGATAGACATAAGGTCTTCATACATTTGCTCTGGGTTTGAGGATAGGGCAAATAGTTGTCCTCCCGTAGCATCAGTATAGTTGTCCCAAGCGGTAAACAACCACCTTTTAGTAAATACATAAAGCGTTGTATCTGGTGATGACGAAAGAGCATCCACAACAACCTGAACTGGCAGTAGCGGCGATAAGAAGGACTGGTCTTGTTCGTCTGAAAACAAGATTATTATTCTGTCCGCATTTTCTCTCCAATTGACTCTGAATTGTGGCAACTCTGGAATGGAACCTATGTTTCTCTCCCAAGATGCTGCTCCCAAGTCATAGGATAGGCTTGATGAAATGGAGGCAATAGACAAATAGATGGCGTCTCTCAACATTTCGTCAGAGGAGCCAGTAGAGAATGTTCCAGCACTAGAGAAAGCAGCGGTAAAGTCAGAGAATGAAGCAATGTCTGTTTCGAGTCGCAGATATTGCGGAGGTTCACCCGTTCCAATGTTTGGGTCTGCGAAAACTCTTGGACCAGTTATAAGTCCCCACTTTAGTTTATCTTCTGCTGCGAACTGATTAGCAAACCTACCCATAGCCATTCTTACAGCGTTTATGTTGTACTCCATTGAGCCTGACCAGTCAAGAATAAAAAGAATGTCTGTGTCTGGAATCTCTTCTCCAAAGTCAGTTATGCCGTCGCAGTCATTGTCTGCCCCGTCACATATCTCCCTGCTTGGGATAACTTCACCAGAACAATAGTCGAGGACAAAGTTTCCACCTGTCGTCTCTCCATACCATTGCCCTTCTCGACACACCTGCTGTCCTTGGCGGCAAACACCGACTCCGTTTGTTTCTGGTGGTCCAGAATAACAAGGTTTTACAACCCTCTCGTCGATAAGTCCGTCGCAGTCTTCGTCAAGGTTGTTGCACATTTCTGGTGAAACTGGAATGCCTCCAAACCTATCACACGGGTCTGGTTGGTCAGCAGGAACCAATTCTGGTGGTAGAAAGGCACAAATAGCCATGCAGTCAGACATAGTGGTTTGAGAACATTCTTCATCTGAACACTCGCAAGTCTTGAAACCCATTCCACAAGTCAGTGGTGGTTCTCCGCAAGGAATAAGAACGCCTACCATTTCTCGTGGGCAGTTGCAAGTAAGTCCCTCGTCTATTAGTCCGTCGCAATCATTGTCCGCACCGTCACAAGACTCGTCTTGGGGTTGTCTTGCTGTGCAGGAAGCCCAGTTGCCCCCAACGCAAGAAGCAATGCCTCGTCCGCAGGTAGTAGAGCATTCTTGGACGAGGTTCTCGTCTGTTAGTCCGTCGCAGTCATTATCCAACCCGTCGCAGGTATCTGGTTGTAGTAGTCCGCACTCACCGCATTGGTTTAGTTGGTGTTCGTCTATCTCGTCGTCGCAGTCGTTGTCTCGTCCGTCGCAAATCTCGTCGGTTGGAATGCAAGCGAGACACTCACCATAGGAAAGTCTGCCTTTATCACAAATAACCTGCTGGGTTCCTACAACTCCGTCTATCTCGCAGTCATAATACATTGTAAAGTCTTCGTTTATTCCTGGAGGGCAGTCAAAGGCATGGTTGCAACCAGTTTCTAATAAGATTTCTGCTGGTGGGCAAGTGTCGTCCCTGTTTCTGTCGCAAGGAACATAGTCTTCACCACAAATGTCTAGAATGGCTTCCTTGGCGAGTATCTCTGTTCCTCTCGGTGGGCAATACCAAGTTTGTCGCTGGCAACAAGAAGGGTGACATTGACAATAGTTCTCGTCAGTGTTCTGGACTCCCTCGCAAGGGTCAACATAAGCATCAACTGTGATGTCTGGGATTTCTATGATTTGTATATCTTGAGACAAAAGGTCTGCATTTATGCCTACCTGGAGGTCTCTTGTCTCGCCTTGTTGTGGAACCTCGTCGGCACAAGCAAATAAAACCAACAGGAGTGGTAGAATGTTTTTCAATTATCTCAACCTTTCTCTAATAATAGAAGCACAAAGTTCGTTTAGCCAAGGTTCACCAGAATCCTCGCACCATTCATAAGGCATTTCCCAGCAAACAGCACGAACCCTATTCACCTCAAAGCATTCCTCAGAGCAAAGTTTCTGGTGCTCTGGTGAAGGTGGGTTTTCGCACACCATAACACTCTTTGGACGTGCCCTTGGTGGTAGTTCAGTGATAAGACCACTTGGGTCGCAAGAGACAATAAGTATGAATAGCGTAGCCTTAGCAGCCACCAATAATCTTTTCATAGACTCTACGAACCTTTTTGACATATTTTGACTTCCTATAAAAGCCCTTCTTTGTAATGCACTTTACTCCAGCGTTATAATAACACAACCCCTTATCCTGATTCCCTTTTGCATAAACTCTTGTATTGTAGGATAGGATTTGTGCCCCTACTTTTATTGATGTTAGTGGATTTTTAAGTTGTTTGCAAGTGTATTTTATCTTTTTTGTTTCTTTTCCACCAGTCCAGCGTGGAATGACCTGCGTAAGACCACAGGCGTTCGCTGAACTAACAACCTCTGTACGAAAGGCAGATTCCACAAAAATAACAGCAGCAAGAAGTTCTGGCTCTATACCGTTTTTAGCTGCCTGAATTCTAATCTCGTGTTCGTATTTACAAACATTAGCACGCTGTTGGCTACCCATTTCTGGATAATGCTGCGGAAATAGGAGACAAAGAGAATAAAGAAACGCCATTAGTGCTCCATTTTATGTTTCATAAATGCGTCCACTGAGTGGGGGAAATAACGTTGCGCAACCAACAAGCATGCATGTGCTACTTGCTGGATTTCCCATTGTGCTCCCTCATGAATACGAAGAGAAACAAATTTCAACAGATTGTGCAAGGAAGTTGTGCCATAGTATTCCGTGTAAAGGTTTTGTGGCAAAACCCCTCTTGCCTGCTCTCTGCAAACACCTGCTTTCAGTAACTCCTCGAACAACTTCAGGCACTCGGCGTGATGATACTTCACCAAACTGGATGCCTGAGCAGAGACTGGAAGTCCTGACCTGTTGTAGTCAACAATTGGGTCTATCAAATCATCTGTGCTCGCTTGTCTATTGGACTCGTGCTGTTGCCTAAATTCTTTTGGTTCATAAAAGTTGATATCCACAGAAGTGTACCTTCTACTGATTTCATTGTATGCCCAAGTACGGTGTCTATGGTGCTGACTCCTAATGAAGAGCGGAACAGTAAACTTGAAAGTAAGCATGCAGTGCTCGAATGGAGAACTATGGTTGTGCTTCATCAAGTAGTTGATGAGTTTGATGTCTTTTTCGTCAACTTCTTCTTTTTCAGTTCCGAAAGAGACTCTTGCTGCATTAACAACCGACAAATCTCCACCCATATGTGAAATGTACTCAACCGCACCTATTCCATCTTCAAAGAGTTCAACTCTCATCAGGTCTCCTATAAACTCCAACTACATAGTTTTCCAGAATAAGAAAATGTGTTTTGTCTTTTAGTTTTACTTCTTCGACCATAGTCCTATCAATAACAACCTTGTTGCTTTGAACATTACCAAGTTTTAGGTGCTTGAACTGCTTATCGCAATCATCGGCAACATCTACAACACTAGCTTCAATATAGCGTGCTTCCTCTTGTTTATAATCGTCTGGAAGAAGCACACCTGTATTAGTTTCATTCTTCTGAACGTGGGGAACAATAAGAAGATGCCTGTTTGCTGGTTTTAGTCTTTCAATCTTAGAGCCCATTGATACGCCCCACTGAACGCTGACACTTGTTTACGTAATCTGCTAGAACTTCCATGTCTGTTTCTGACTTGTAAAGTCGATAAGCTTTTACAGCCAAGCGCATTTCTTCCTTTGAAAGCCACCCATTCTCATGGTAAGACTCACGAAGGTCTTTACGTTGCTCCTTGAAAGGTTCCATTGCATCTTCAATGGCAACAAAAGTTTTAATGTAGTTTGCGAGGTGTTCCTCTTTGGTTAGCAATTTATCGTCGTTAGAACTCATAATTTATCCTTTCTTGTTGAGTTGTAATATAATAATAGCTTATTTTGAATGGTTTGTCAAGGGTTTATACAAATTTAATTTCACAGGCTCCGCCGGCACAAGCCACTTCGCCCTTGAGGTCTGTATTGTCTTCTTCCTCATTGATTTGAGTAAGGTCGATTGAAGTTAGTGCAGCCATAAGTGCTTCATAGGTTTCCTTTGAACAGTCTTCAAATGGAGCTTGCTTGTAAGTGTGGTCCGAAAATGGAAGAACAGATAAGCCATTATAACTATTTCTATTTTCCCACATCCATTCTCCAACATCAGGCCATTCTGTGTCTTTTATCGAGATAGTTGCCGAGATGTTGTGAGTGTTCTGCCCCTTCACGAAGCCTGGCTTTACCCATTCGTCTGTTACAAGCTTTACACGCTTCAATAATTGAAGGGCAGACTCAGTACGAAGAATAGAACCTTCTGGTGCTTTCTGTGGGATAGAAATAACAGCAGTTGTGTGTGGACTGAAATACTCGTCCTCAATAAGTTCTGGGTGGTTCTGTAACAAATAAGAATAAATTGGCTCGTTCTTTCCAACACGAATGCGGCGAATGTAATGGTCGTTGTGCCAAGCGTGAATACCAGAAGAGGTACCAAGCGTAAGAGAAGTAGTTCCTGCCGGCTTTACGCAAGTAGTTCTTGCTGCTGGATTGATACCGAGGAGTTCTGCAACTCTTTCATTCTCTTGTCTCACGACCCTTGCTGCTTCTTTCATATCCAACTTCATAACAGCACCAGAAGCAATACCAGTCATGGATACACCAATCAGGGCATCTTTTTCTGTTGTTCTACGCCAAATATCACGAAGATAATGAAAGTCTGTATAACTTGCTTGTAGTGTGCCGATGAAGGCCCCTGCTCTTACACGCTCGTTTAGGTCTTCTTGCGAAGTAACATTAGATACGTTTACTTCCGTAAGATTACAGAACTGATAAGGTCGTAAACCAATCTCACAACAAGGGTTGGTACCCCAGTCTTTATCGTTTGAAAAATAAAAACCTGGTTCACCTGCGCCAGAAGCCTTTACTCTGTCCCAAAGGTTCATAAAATATTCTTTATCAATCTTGTGGCGGAGTAGTACAACAGAGTTATTGGCTCGACCTCGTTGTGGATTGGTTTCCCACCAGTTGCCTGTTTTAGCAGAAATCATGTCGTCATCATCTGCTGAAAATAATGAAATCAGAGCAGCCCTACGAATGCCGCCGGCGAGTACAGCGTCTGCTATATGACAAATCATATCATGTACTTCAATCGTAGTTAGCTTATCTCCGTTCTCCTTCTGCGAGAGCATTCCCTCTAGTTTGACCAAACATTCACGAAGCGGTTGTGGTCCTGGGGCTTTGCCTCCAGAAGTAACGAGAGCAGCACCTTTCGGGCGTATATCTGAAAAGTCAAAACGAAGGCGTGAACCTCCGATAAAGTAAGAGCGAACAAGTGCCTTTACTGCATCTGCCCAGCCCTCAATTGAGTCATTTACGAGAAAACGACGTGTTCTGTTCATATTTGGTCGTGTAATCTCTGGTAGTTTCTCGACGTGGTGCTTTTGTACTGAGTATCCAACTCCCGTTCCGCCGAGAAGTAGAAACATTGCTTCGCCAAAACAACGCCAGTCGTCTGCTGGCATAAAAGCGCAGTTAAAAATGCGGTTTGGGGCAACTTCAATGGGCTTTCCGCCAAACTGCATTGAACGCATAGAAGGAAGAACCTTTTTGTCGTAAACTTGCTTGTAAGCCTTCCTAATTTGTAGTTCCATCTCTGGGAACTTTTTGATGTGCATGTCCATGTTTCGAGTAACTAACTCTTCCCATGTCTCCCTTCTCTTTTCGTCCTCCAAATATCTTGCGTACTTCATGTGGACTGTGATTTCTGATAAAATTTGATTCGATAATTCCATTTATTTGCTATCTCCTTTCCTAAACTCTTTATATCGTTCACGAAGATTATTCATTTTTGTTTCTTCGCTTTTTTGTATTATGTCATTTACTGTCTCGCCTGTTTTAGGCAAAACTTTTATGCAAACATTACTCGTATCCATGAAAATAGGGTAAACGAGTCCATCAGGTCCATTTCTGTTCTTCGCAACAAAGATGCGACCTTGGTTTGTGTTCTTATCTTCCACAGTTCTCGACACTGTAAAGATAAAATCTGCTACAAAGCATTTATTGAACGCTTCGGAGATTGATTCCATGGTAATCACCTCAGCGTTTATTCCAGATCTGTTGGTTTGCGATGCAGTCCAGACGGGACATTCGCATATTTGAGCTATTCCTCTAAGCTCTTCGTAAATAGTTTCGAGTTGATGTCTTTTCTCATCTTTTCGGCTATTTTCTGGTCGAATCAGGTCTCCGTAGTCCACGATGATCATATCTGGGACGAAATCTCGGCGTTTTAGCTTCTCAATGTGATTTTTGATTGTTTGGATACTGGCGCTTCTTGTGGGGTATTCTTTGATGATTAGTTTACCACCAATCTCCCTAATCTCGTCGTAAATCTTTTCTTTAAAAACAGCTAGATTTTTAAGCTCAACACCAGTAATAGCAGCATCATAACGACCACCCACCACAGTATCTGCAAGCTCAAGAGTGTAATGAAGAACATTTTTGCCAGCCTTGACTGCTTGTGCTCCAAGATGCACAAGTACCATAGACTTACCTGCTCCAGTGGGCGCAACCACAACACCAAGCTCGCCTTTGCCAAGACCACCTTTAGAAATCTCATCAATATCCCTCCAACCAGTCGTGACTGGATCTCTGGCTTTCTTCACAAAGCGAGCTTCAAAGTCCGCTAGGTAATCGTAACCAAGCGTGTTATCTGAACCCAATTTGAGTGCGTTATCTATAACCTTTGATACTTCGTCAAATGATGATGACTTAATTAGTTCTACTGATTTGATGAGTGCTTCTTTGAGCTTTTGCTTTTTACAGAAATCAAGGGCAGTGTCCTTAATAAAGTCTGCGCCTTGTGGAGTCTCCCCATTAGCCAAGACACGAGCGTAGTATTCACGGATTCGTGTTTTGACTGATTCTGGTTCACCATCCAGACCTGTTCGAATGATGGACAGCATGATATTAGATGTGGGGTGGACTCCATACTTTTTTCTGTATTCCTCTATTTTGCTTACAAACACTCTCAGGTGTTTCAGTTCCAAAAAGTTTAGATCCAAAACCTCAAACATTTGGTCTGCGAATGTCCTGTCGTTCAAGACAAGATGACACAGATCTTCCTGAAAGGTTTTTCCAAACTTGGAAAAGCTTTTCTTCTCTTGTTCCATTACTCTCCCTTTGTATTTATATTATAATACCACGTTTTATTGGGAAAAGGAAGTGATAATATGGTTAAATCTTTGTTCCAAATCTGTGGTGGTCACAGTGAGAACTCCATCTTGGAGCATTAGTTTTCTTACTTCCGTTTGATTGTAGTGGGGCTGATATTCTTCAAATGTATTGTCGATCCCTTGTTTAGCTTGTATTGAAAGCATGGGCGAAGATAGCTGCATAATGTCATAATTGTTTTTTATTAACTCCTTGTGTTCTTTGATGTTGGAAAATAATTTTTGTTTATTCTCTGGCTTCTCGCATTCAGCGAGTACGTCATCTAAATAGTATGTTTTTTCCTCTTTGAGAAAAGAAAATCGTTTTGCTATTGTTTCCATACCCACTCTTGGTACTCCTGGCAAGTTATCAGAGGAGTCTCCAACGATAGCTCTGGCAAGAGCAAAGTTCGTTGGGTGAATACCAAACTTTTCCACAACATTCTTTTTGTTGAGATACTCTTTTTGAATCGGGCGATGAAGAATAGTCTTATCATCTAGCAGTTGGATGAAATCCTTATCCGCTGATACAATAACTTTTTGCCACTCTGCAAACATAGGCGTATTCTTTACATAAGAAATAACATCGTCAGCTTCAACAAGTGGTTCCATAAACTGAATAACTGGTGTTTGGTTGAAATACTCGATAACACGCATTTGTTGCCAAACTTTGTTATCAGTTACTTCTTCTTCCACCATACCTACCTGAGACCAGTTAGTTCTAGGTGGCTTGCGACCTCCCTTGTAGTCTTTATTCATTGAACGTCGTTTTTTGCTTCCGCCTTTACCATCCCACACCAAAACAATCAAGTCAGGTTTGACCTCTCTTGTCAGCTTGTTTAGGATGTTGATAAAAGTGCGAATACCACCGATAGGAGACCCGTTTGGGTTTTTACTCGGATCTACAATGTATCCACGGATAAACTGGTTGTAAGCGTCTACTATCATCGCTCTTTTCATAACTTTTCTCCTCAAATAAAAAAGCCCGGCACAAAGGCCGGGCTGGGTTGATTATTCCTCAGACGGGGTTTCGTCTGGATCGTAAAAATCAGCAGCATTGCCTTCTCTATTACTGAACTTCATAATAACATCTTCGTCCATAATTGTCAAGACACTTTCTCTGAATTTTTCATCCTGAAGTTTGTCTACCCACTGCTTGCGCTGGAACTTTTCTTTGGACCCGTCATTGTGAACCAAAGTGAACCAAGCACCAGACTGCTCTAATCGCTCAGAGATCTGGATAGCGTCAAACCAACTTTCTTCATCTTGGACACCGACCGATTCGTCACCCCAAAGGATTTTGAAGTTGCAAGTGCGACCTGCTGTACCAAAGCGAGACTTCTCTAACTTAACCTTTACCTCTGAACCGATACGGAATCCGTTATCGTCATTGATAAAGCTTGCCTTTGCTCTCCTGCCAGTAAGCCAGATACGAAGAGAGTAAGAGTAAGGGAGTGCCTTACCGCCAGGAGTTACATAAGGCTCCGTTAAAGCTGCTGCTGGTGTTTTTGCTCCCAAGTTAGTTTTCAACTGGTTGAGAACCAACAAAGTAGCATCTGCATCAGCAATAGGAACAATCAACTTTGACATACCCTTAGCCAAAATTCTAGGCTTTACAGCCATAGAAGATTGAGGGTTGAAGTCTCCTTCGATATCTGAAATCGAAGGTGTTAGAGCCAATGAATCCCAAATAAACAACCACTTATTACCAGTCGCTAAAAGTTCCTCAATTGTCTCTAAAACAAACTCTACTGATTCTGCTTGGACGTAAAGTAATCTATCCAAATCACATTCTGCTCGCTCCAAAAAAGCTGGGTCGAGTGCTGACTCTGAATCAAAGTAAACAACGTCAATACCCATCTTTTGAGCGTTCGCAGCAATCTTGGCAGCCATAAATGACTTACCAGTTGATTCTAGACCTGCGATTTCTGATACTTTACCAACTGGAATACCAGCTAGTTTACCCTTACAGATAATAGAGTCTAACCAGCGAGAGCCGGTAGGAATCCACTCATTCACCTCAGTTGGATTGTTGTCCAGTAAGGAGTGAGCGACTTCTCTACCTGCTTTCTTGTTGATGATGCCCTTGATTGCTGAGATGTCAAGGGCACCCTTTTTTAGTTTAGTTACTTTTCCCATACCTTACCTTACTGATTCATAAGGTCGCTAAAAGCGTCCTCAACTGAATCTGTACTTTCAGTAGTTGAACCAAACTTTTCAACCTCAGTGTTGCCTTCTCCACCAGCCATGAACTGGTCGAGGATTGACTGAACCTCAGCAGTTGTCTTTCGCTCAAAAAGTTCGTCAAAGTTCGGCACAGTCTCCAAAAGCTCTGCGCATCGGTCATCACCGCCAACTGCCTCATCACAAAGAATTGTCTTGCGAGGGCGAGGACGAATGTCCGTTCTTGGGTAGCTAGCTCCTGGAAGCTTACCATACATAAGCTTTAGGTCGTTTCCTGTTTCTGGATCCGTAATGTCTCCATAGTCAGGGTCAAGAACAATAGTAAGAAGCTTTTCATAAGCCATCTTACCGTATCCCCAAACCTTGATACCTTCACCTTCTTCGCCACGAACAAGAACTGGTGAGAAGAAACGCTGCTTTGCAAACATTTCCTTTGCTTGCTTCTTGCTTTCTTCTGTTCCTTCGTTCCAAAGTTGGTTTGCGAAGTTGCATACAGGGCATTCGTCCCCAAAGTTTCGCTTTGGGCATAGGAAAGATTGGTTTCCTACACCATAGTGGAAAAAGCGTTCTTTGAACGGGTCGCCATCAGCGGTGGAAACAATACGAATGTTGCTTTCACCTTCCTCTGGACGCCAGAACATATTCTTGTTTCCTGCTCCCTCACCTTTTCCGTTAAGTTTGTCGAGCTTTGCTCGCATTGCGTCTAAATTAAGTGCCATTTTATTACCTCCTATGGTTTATTGTTTTTTTGCACACTCTCGGCTATAGCAGGTCAGTTATTTTCCTGACCAACTCATATTCTTATAATACTATATTTGTTATTTGTTGTCAACAACTAATTGTTGAATTTTTGGAGAAAATAATTCCACATAAATGTAATCATTTTCGTATTGAGTCGGATAAATCCCAAAACTAACTTTTCTCTCTTCTGTAATTTTTGCTTTTACGTTGTTTGTTATTGTGCGGAATAGATTTTCTTCTGTTCTCAGCTTCTCTTCGTTTATGCCATAATAATACACCATTTCGACATCGTTTTCAAGAGGAAAAAGCAATTTTTCTGGTTCTTCGATAGAGCCAAGTCCGATTGTAGTGATTCTGCAAGAATCTTTTGGTCTCTTAAATGTTGATGTGATTGGTTTAGTGTTTTTGAACACATCCAACATATAATAAGTGCTTGTAAACACTCTGTTTATTTGTTTATAATAGTCGAATACATTTGTGGAGCCGGCTATTTCTTCTAAAATTACATTTGACACAAGGCAAATTTTTTCAAAAAGACCAGAACGAGCAAAATTTTGCAAAATACCCATTACAGAACGTTGGTGAAGCACCTTTGACTCTGCAAGAACTTCGGTTTCCGGAACAAAATAAACTATTTCCATTTTTACACCCATTTGGTGCAGTTTTTCAAGCGCTTGAAGCGTAATCCCCGTTGAGTCTGAAGCTCCACAAAGAAAAATGGTGCACTTATCGTTAATTTTCTCCAACCATCTATGAAGTTTAGTCATATCCATTTTTTCATATTGTTCCGGACCTAGCTGTTCTGGTAAGGCAAACTTATATTTTGAAGTTTTCTCGAACTCATTTGAAATATAATGACACTCATAAGCAGAATATTCTGAAAGCTGCTCTACCACGTTGCACCCTGCTGTTCCAATGCCCAATATAGTCTTCAAACTTTTAGCTCCTTTAGGTCCCCAAACGTTTTCCCGATTTTACAAGTGCTTACAAAATTACCCCAACGGGTTTCCTCGAATTGTCGCTTGATATCTTTTACCATTATAGCATCTTCTTGCGCCATGTCAAGTATTATTGAATCGTGAAGTGTAAAAGCGATTTTTGATTTTTTGTTCTTGAGCATTTTTTGGATTTTGTAAGCATTTTCAATAACTTGGTCCGATGTTGTCGATTGAAGTAAGTAGTTTTGCGCTTTTCGCTCTTCTACCGCAAGTCGCCTGCCGAAGG